TACACTCTTTCCCTAGACGTGTGTCTTCCGATCTCTGATGCTCAGCCTGTAGAAGTTGATCGGGCGTAATGTGCACTATCTGCCCATTAGGCATTACATAGGGCATAGGCATCTGCAGCCCAGCTTGCTTTAACTTCAACGCAAGCATCTGTGCCTGGGCTGCGTTATATGCCGTGCGACTTCTACTCTCCGCTGTCTCCGCTGGCAACGCTGCAACCTTTGCCTGCGTCTGCAGCATATTCATCTGCTCTTCCGGCGTGAGCATTGCACTACCAAGGCCACCAGTCAAGATGCTTGGTATGCTACCTCTGTCAACCGGATTTACATAGGTGGGACCACTCGTTCCTATTGGCCCAGCCGGAGCCACCACGGCTGCTGGGCTCCCCCGAAAAAACTTGGGCCTTCGGAGAGTGCCATACCCATACTTTTAGCCTTGAGTGCGTTGGCCGCTGGAGTAGCCTGATCCTGTCGCCCTGGCTGCGTCATGAGCATCTGCTGCATAGGATCAGTGGCTGTGCCACCAAACTTAACAGTCTTAGTGCCATCTCCCTTCTCAGTAATTGTTACGTCTTTAACATTCGGATTGTTGATATTTTGGAGGAGTTGCTGATACTCCTTGTTCCTCGCAGAGACCTGGGCATTCTTAGCCATCTGCGCTGTTACTCCTCCCATATTACCAAGCCATTCCATGTTAGTGCCTTTGAGCGCAGCCTGACCAAGGGCACCAGTAAGATACTGTATATTTCGCCAATCTTCGGCATTCAGGCCCCATGTAGTCGGCTCTGTCTGAGCTGTTACTGGCTGTTGATTGGATAGTGTGGTACCAAACTGGTCACCGTAGTTACCTATTGGCATATCCATCCAATCCACGTCTGCGTTTCCATACTCCCAAGCCATAGTCGTCTCCTTATCCTATTATTTGTTGCCCAATACCGAATGCTGCACCACCTATGGCGCCTATCAGCGTTCCCCAGCCAGGATAGATGCTACTACCCAATGCTGCACCAGACATAGCACCGCCAAGAACACTCTGTGCTGCTGAGGGCCTACTCGTACTAGTATTAGATACACCACCATGAGATGCCGCAAGTAAATTACCTGCATATGGGAGTGCCTCCATATCCCACTTAGCTGCTGCTGCATCTAATTCTATATTACGATCTGTCTCTTCCTTGCTGGCTACATATGTAATACGATTGCCCTCAATGTAGAGACTTGCCGCCCGGAGCATAACATCACGCTCGATTGATGCCAACTTGACCATGCTATCTACACCGGACATAGTCGCATCAATCTTCTGCTTAAAGTTCTGCAGACGAAGCTCAGCAGAATAATTAGCCTTCTTTCGCAGGACTTCCGCTTCGAGTAGTGCCTCACCTACTACGAAGGCTGAACTCATTACTGCATTCGCATCCTGCATACCACGCTGGAATCGTGGAAGAGTTACATTTACATACTCGGCATCGAGAACTGCATTATACGCAGCCTCTGCCGCCGTCAGCGCAGATGTACTGATAAGACCTTGATCCGTCATACCGATTGTAACATAGGCGATATAACTTTGCCAATCGGTTACAGGATCAAGAGCGCCAACTAGCGCATATATTGCGTTAGTCGCTGTAGTCAACTTAGCTTCTAGTGTCGTGACACTCTGCGCACTGGAAAAGGAATAAGGATTGGCAGCCCAATACTCATTCAGTATGATAACTGCGTTTGATATAATACCTGTTCCACCAGAGGAACATGGATCGCCGAGGATACTCTCATGCCATGCGCTAAAGTATGCCTCATTAGATACTGAACCACTGGAACCTCCACCACCGCCGCCACCAAAGCTCATGCTACACCTCCATCAATATGTGATAGTCCATACGTCCCTTGGTTTGTTGAATAGCGCGCAAGGCTAAATTCTTGTGTTCTGTAAAGGCCTCGATATAAGCACAGTTATTTTCTTTAGCAAACCGCGTGAATATCTCGATAGCCTCCTGCCACTCCACATCAGTTAGCTTTACAAATCCATATACGCAACAGATGCGAAGAGTATTACGACGAAAGAAATTATCTCGGAAGAATGCCGTGATGATAACTGCCCTAAGTTTGAAGTCATCATCCTCATTCTGTAGAACAAACCAGCACTGCATAGCTCCTGCAAGCAGATTCTCCAAGATAACGTTAGTCCCCTGCGGCGTTACGTTAGGACTAGTTTCCTCAACTGCAGTCTTTATATAATTCCAGTATACACTAATCTGCTCTGGCTGTAGTTTGAACTGCATCGCCCCCTCGTATGAAACGTCTATCATGCGCCTTCCATCGAATAGTCATATAATCCAACTGTGCCGAGGCGCTCGCTGAAGTTAACTTTACCTTAAAGTCCATTCCACTTACTTTCGCCCTCCCAGCACCCATAGGGTTAATAGGAAAAGTAGGACTAGTAGCAAAGCCATCAGATGTACTTCTTCTCCAGTCAACTGCCACAGTCCAAGATCCATCGGAGGCCACCTCCACATATTCAATCGCCTTATCTGCGCGAATACCCATATCGAGTTCGCATGTCTTTATGTATGCGCTAGAATCCAGAACTGCGGAGACACCGTAAAGAAGTCCTCGATATGCTTGGCAGGTTGCCACCTTAGTACCTATTGTCGAAAGTCCACCACTGGTATAGACAAAACATGTCGTATCGCTAGAGATGTACCACTCCGACAAACCATCATCGTAGGAAAGTTTCACATTCTCCAGGCCAGAGAGAAAATCTTGATAACCTAGCTCTGTATATGTGTAGACAACAGGCTTATTCCGCTCTGCCGTTAGCATACAGAGCATACCATCACTTCGAACAAAGAGTTGTTGCCAAAGACTACCAGCCACAGCCCGCTCAGATATAAGACCTTGTGTTGTGACTACCTCACGCAAGCCAAAGGCTGGTGGAATAGTATCGGTTGTAGCCAGCAGAGCCACGCCATCTCGACCATAGACAGCCACGTGCTCACCAAGGCGTAGTAGATTATACACCGCACCTTCCCAAGGCATAGGCATATATCCTGCAACGCGTGTGTCGTTGAGATCCATATTTGCCCAGCCTATTCCACCCCAGAGGACTACATTGCTATCATAGCCCGTTGGATTCCCTCCAATCATCTGGCCCTTATAGTTACATAGTACACCACAGACTGGAATATCTGAGCCCGTATACGCACTTAGAATCCCTGTCGATGGATTGGAGACATAGATAGTTGTACCATTACTAAACACTACATACGTACCAAAATCTGCTACGGACCAGAATGTCGTAGGGCTGGTGGTAATACAAGTCAAGATTGGACTAAATATCGTTGAGAGTGTCAATAAAGAGCCTGAACGACCAAGATAGTTTGCATCACGAAGACAGAAGAGTTGTACATCTTCCGTAGGATCAGTAATGAAGCTGAGTTGTGTAATGGTAGTTGGTCGCGTGAGATGTCCAGCGTAGACCTTAAGGCCATGGCATTCCTCCAGGAATTTACTACCCCGAGGTAAGTCAGCGTTTGGCCTTAGGCCTTTGTCGAACGGAAACTTAAAGCTATCTTCTCTCATCGTTTAGTCTCTTTCTTCTTCCCAGCCTTCCACCACTTTCTGCCCATACTGTAGCAAGCTGCCACACTTTGTTCTTGGCTTTCTTCTGGATGTTCCTTTCGTCTTGCCATGATGCAGCGACCTACATAATCGCTAAGCTTTTCCCCCCGAGCTCTCGTCGGCATTGTCAGCCTCCAATGCATCTAAGTGTGCAGTTAGTGCGACTTGTTCTTTCACAGCTGTACTGACTGTAGGCAAAAAGACAAGACCAATTGATAAACCACTCACGCTGGATACATCAGATGTAGATAACGTCAGACGCGTCCCAGCCGAGACTGTAATACTCGGCTCCAGGATATTAAGTCCTTGCTTATATGGCAGTATCAACGTCCGTGCCTCTTGATCCTGCGTGATGATGATAGTCAACTGTGGCTTCACTTTCGAAGCAATCTTCTCTACGTGCAAGTATGCCCTCTGTATCTGCCCAGCCACAGGCAGTAGGCAACGAAAGATAAGACCATCCTCTGAGATAGTCTGGATACTGGGAATTATCGGCACAGGTGGCATAACGATAGTACCGATAACAGACTTCGTTCGAGATGTTAACTTGTTAAGTATCCTATCGATGTTATTAAACTTCGCATCAATATTATCGCCGGTGACAAGACGTTTCACACGAGCCATTTATCCCTCCATCTGATTAACTTCGGAGATCTGTTCCTCAACCAGGTCGAAATCGATCCCCTGGAGTTCACTCTTAATTGCCATTGTCCAGTCCTTCACACCCTCAGTATTGCGATTAAACTTCTCAAGCATAAGCTGAGCACCCATGACAAGAAGCTCTGGATGCTGCTCTGTCCACCAAGTCTCGTCGGTGTCGGTAGAGAGTGTAGGAGTGTAGAAGTATCCCCAGGTCTCAATTGCGTAGGTCTCATCACAGGCAGGTGTGAAGAGGATGCCATTATAATTGTATGGCTTTTCTCCGATGTAGTCGAGATAATCCGCAGGCACATCAATGTCTCCTATGACCATCTCCACCTCAGGTGCTAGTCTAAAGACGCCAGGAGCGTAGTATAAAGGCGTCCCCGTCTCCGCATCCTCGGAGAAGTGCTGCTCTTTGACGTAGGCCAAAGTCTCCTTTGTTAACTCACTCCTCGTATTATCGGAGATCTTTGTAGCAAAGACCCGCAATACCGCTCTACAATACCCGAAGACTACATGTCGCACATTTACTGTACAGGCCTGCCAGTTGTGTCCGACTGTTAGTGGTTGCGTCTGCATCCTGTCAAGCATTCTCTGGGCGGCATTGATATAGTTATTCGCTCCATTGTCTGCCCAAGTGGTAGTATCTACGACCAAGTCGTATCTACCACTTTCTTTTATGAACCACTGTCGCACTGCAAGAAGACTCATTTTTAACTCCTCTACCAAGAGGTATGTGGTACGGTGAGTTTTGACCACGAATCTGTAGCGTAGCAATAGTAGTAGAATGTCGATGAACCATTGTCGTCTATAGCAAACTGATTCACCGTACACGAGGAATTATATGCGGTGGGAATATTATCCGACTTTAGATATATTCCGTGTCCATTCATCTTCAATGGATTGTAGTGTCCAAGACTGGCTGTACCATAAGACTTAAAGCCAAGTCCGTGATTAACATTATCTCCAACCGGACCCATCTCAATCCAGTAAGGCGCGGTTAGACTAACATAAGGACGGATCGCCTTAGCAGTCGGATTATCTCCCCAGGGATCAGTAGCCTGCTGATTGTTCATCTGCGTTAGGAAGCTATATGTAGTACCACCACCATCATCGAGATGTAGATTCCAAGTAGTACTATTCAAAGCAGCACGAAGTACAGAGCCTGTGTAGAACTGGACAGGATGATTAGCGTTTGCTGTGGTTCCTAAGGAGAAGGTGTAGGCATCGCTGGCAAGATAACTGTGATACCAGTTTGGTACTATCGTTGTACCAAAGGGATCTGTTCCATTTCCATCACCAGACGCATGATACAACCCTCCAAGCTTGAACAAATTGACTGTCTTGTCAGCCTGAGATTGGCTGTGCCCTGCCACGTAGGGTTGCTTCTGACCGTAAAGTTCTACCCGCCCGGAAGTAGACTTACGTCCTGTAAAGGTATGAGCACACGCCTCATTGCGTAGTGTAGCCCACTCTGCTGAGACCTTCGTACAATCATACCAGCCATTGCTTAGAAGATATGCCTGTGCCATACCTCCACGGCTTAGGCCAGTTCCATTATCATCATACTCCAATGTGGTAATAGACCCACCCTCGATAAAATTATGCGATACCATCGTATAGTATCCAGCATAATTCTTTATCGCATAATCCCAGGATTCGAAATAGTTATCTGTTATAACATGGTCGTTACCACTCTCGATATAAACCCCAACAGAGCCTGAAACTGTCTTCTCTCCTTGGATATGGTTCCGTACAATGTGAGTTCCACCAGCGAGAGTTCCACGTATGCGTACGCCATACTTGAAACCCCATATATCACAATTTCTAATAGTTGCACCATTAGAGAAACCAGGAGAAGTCTCCGCATCGTCTAAGATCCCCGTTCCCGTATTGGTGGCTATATATGTAGACGTTACTTTAACCCGAATATTTTCAATCAGATTACGTCGTAAGAACGACTGCGCTACACGTACACCAGAAGTGTCAGGATGATTAGTCGTGATAGCCAGATCTCGTAATGCCCAACCCTCTTGAATTTGCCATCCAGGAGTAGTACTATCTATCGCAGAATCAAATGTAAAGACCGTCCCAGATCCAAGTGCTGAGGTTGCAGAGATAATGGTAGACTGCGAACCTGTGCCAACTACATTCAAACCAGGACCTGCTGCAAGAAGAGCAGAAGCCACAGAATAGGTACCACCAGAAAGCTGCACCTTTCCACCACTCAATGTCGATGCGGTAGTCGGACTCGCCAGAGGCATACAGTTCAGGGCACAGTTGATGGCCGTTGCACTATCCGTCGCACCATCTGGCACAGCACCCCACCACTCGGGATATACAGTACCAGCACGAGAGAAGACCACACCCGTACAGGCACCAACGATAAAGACTTGCTGCTGTGCAGCGAGAATCTGATCAGGCGAATCCAGTGTTAAGACCTTACCAGAACCTACGGTAATCTCATAGCCAGGCAAAGGAAGTAACTTCAACGTCGAAGGAACCGATACACTAGTCGAAAGCGTCATATCCTTATCGATAAGCAGGATTCCCGGCGTAGTACTAATCGCGGCAATAACATCCTTGAAGTCTGTATAGGTATATGAAGATAACTTCATAATACCCGTAGGCATCAAGTCGCCACTACCCGATGTACCCATTGCAGTGACTAACCATCCATAGCCAGCATCGACATAGAGAGCGTAATACACACCACTTGTACTTAGCGTATAGTTCGATGCTGCCCCGTTAATCATACTTCCATTTCTCGATAGCGTCGTATTGTACGTTGCCCAGGTACCTTTTGCATCAGCGAGGTAGATAAAATCTCCAGCGGTTGGCGTTGCTGGAAGTGTCACAGTGCAGGCCGCAGCACTGGTATTAACAAGCAACTTATCCCCCGCTGTAGCTGTATGTGCAACAGTCACAACTGTCCAGTTTGCAATGTCAGGAATATTCGCAATGATCTCATTAATCTTCGCCCGCGTCTCTCGCTCATAACCAGCGAAGGTAGAGATCAACGAATTATTTGCAGGCACTGTGGCATCCAACTCCGTAACAGCCCACGCGCCAGCGGCAGAAACTATAACCAACAGCAGTGCCAGCAAAAACTTCTTCATTCTAAACTCCTTTGAAGGGAGCGGAGAATCCATCCCCGCTCCCTTTGTAAATCGGGTTTACATAGCCAACAGACTAAAAGCTACACAGCATTGTCTTGACCAACACCCCGGAGATAACCGAAGGTGGGCTCCACACCAGTCTCCAGGCCACATTCAGTCAGCCAGCCTTCCTTGATGGCGTCCTTATCCGTCCACGTACCCTTCTTCAGTCTGTCATCAGGGCGGAAGTGGGTATCACGTCCCTTCATGTAGCGATACTTGAGCTGCTTGGGCTCGAAGAGGACCATGGAGTAATTGTCAGCCGTCTCGTACGAGAAGAGCGGATGGCGTTTGAGGTAGATCACGCCATATGGAGTGATCCATTCCATGACCTTGATACCGTACTCAGCCTGGGCGGGCTTGAGCTGGATATTACCATAGGTCTTCGCAAGGCGGTTAAGGCCTGCGATAGCCCCGACACCGGCATAGACCATCCGCGTATCCCCGCCGTATTTGAAGATCGCAGCGAGAACTTCATCCAGCCAGTCATCACCACCCTGGAGCCAGGTCTTGCCACTGTAGTCCGTATCAGTGACATAGTAGTATCTGTTCGTGGTGATAGTCCGAATCATGCCACCTGTGGTGTACTCAGGCTTCCCCTTGGAACCAGTACCAAGATACCTGATTCCCCACAAGAATGCCTTCTCCATTTCGATGGAGTGCATCCGGAGGGCATTCTGTTTCTCGTGTTGATACCAGTCACCCACGCGAGTCTTGGTGGCGAGGGTAGTGCCGGCGATCTCCAGAGCCGTGCGGAAGATCTGGCAGTAATTGTAGGCATTAACCGGCTGATAGGAAATCGCATCAGGCGATTCAGAGGCCTGAGGATTGATCGAGCCGATGACGAGCAGGTAGTCGAAATCATGCCCACTGGCATTATCATCCGCCTCGAGGAGTTTGATCGCGACGTAGCTGGATGCGCCATTCAAGGAGACGGCGAGAACCTTACCCACAACTTCGGCGCCAGGAACAGAGTTGTCACGAAGCATTACTTCATGCCCAGCCCTGAATTCCTTTGCCGAGGCCTCAGCCATCTTTGCATACACAGTATCCCCGGCCGCGCCGTCAGTCTCGGTGTACGCGGTTGCCAGAAGTGCATCATGGTAGACCTCCGTAATCGCGGCACCTTGCGTCGGAAGTCCCTCAGTCCACCAGTCGAAGCGATAGTGGTCAGTCACTTCGGAGGGAAGTTTGGAAAGCATTGCCGTCAGCGGCGCTTCGCCGTTCGGATACCACCGGAGGATTGCCTCTCGGTAGTCGCCAGGAATGTAGTTACTATCACTCCAGTCGGCGGTAGACTGCAAACCCAAAACCACACTATAGTCAGCCATCTAAATCACCTCCTTAAGATGTTGCAGTTGCGATCATCTCGCCACCAGCATTATTGGGTGCCGCGATATTCGTGTAGATGGGAACGCCCGCGCCAGCCCAGTAGCCATAACCCTTCAGACCGGTATTACCAGTTAGAAGAATATCGTGTGTCGCTGTTGCAGAATCGGTAATAGCACAAGTCAACGTAGTCGCGTGGTTGACAGAGAAGTTGTAGACTAAAGTATCATTGAGCCAGAGCCAGCGATCGAGGCCACCCGCGGCAATGTTAATTGCTACGTGGCCAGCCGTATCACTTTGCGATTCGATAAGGCAACGGTTGAATTTGATCCTCTTCGCGTCAGCGGCGATTTGAATCTCAGCATTAGCAGCGCCACGGGTAATCGTATCCAGCCCAATGGTACATTCTTCGAACACGCATTCAGCCGCGCCATTAAGATACAAGGAATAGGCTGTTGCCTGAGCTGCAGGTGTCGCGTGACCCATACCAGCAAGGTGCACACGCCAGAAGTAGTTTCTCTCGCCAGTGACCTCGAAGCAACCGATGTCGCTAGCGTGTGTGCCGCCTTGGAAAAAGTATAAGTTAGCAAAAACACAGTTGTCTCCACTGAGAGAGAACAACTTGGTCAGTGTGCCACCAGTGTCACTACCCATAATCCTTGCGCGATTAGCAACTTGGATCGGAGGACAGACACCAATGAAATGTGTATAGTCCTTTGCCCACGCGAAGTTGGCAGTCAATGTTAGACTTGATGTGTTACCCAAATAGTATAACACGTCATTCTGGTTGGCTGTCAACAAGGCATAAGCGGCCGCCAGAGTCTTCTTGGCTGTACTCGGAGTCTTACCTGAGTAAGTATCCAAACCATCGACAGGGTCTAGATAGTATACATCCCCCGCACCTACAGGACCCGAGAAGCCTCCAGTAGCGACAAGATTGCCATTAATCCTCAGGTTGATACCATCAGTGATGATACCAGCCCTATACATCTCGCCAATCCAACTCATCACCACCTCCTACGCAGCGTCAAGATCTTCGCCGACGATGATCCAACAGGTGACTGCGTTGAGCAGCAGCACCCAGCCCTGGGCAGCGGAGATAGTCAGCGTCGCCGCCGTACTTCCGCCAGTTACACCATTCGGCTCATTATTCCGCATGATCGCATCGTCAATCGCCTGACCACCCTGGAAAGGCTGGACAACGACATTACCGGAGTGGTTAGCATTGGACTGCACGAAGTAGAAACTCAGCGGAGGACAGTCCGCGATAGGCGGAAGGAACACAGTCCCAGCACCAGCAGCACTATCAATAATCGCGATATGCTGGTATGCCTTCAACTGCGTAGTATCCGTCCCAGTACTATCCCAGGTCTCCCGCAAGATTCCATCGAGACCATATTCCTCGATAACCTTCATTCCTTTCATTTAAACCTCCTTACCACTTTGCGTTTTGCATAGCTGCAATATCAGCCCGGGAGCCGGTCAACTTCACGCCTCCAGGCTTCCTCGAACCAGTACCACCCTTCGGAAAAGCAGGCTTCCGATCAGCCTCAACCTTGAGTGCCTGCTTACGCAAGCCAAGGCGCCGACGAACCTCAACACCAGTCTTCTCCAGAGCTTCGTTAATGGTCAGGTTAGGCTCCTTCATGGAGATCTCCTGTCCCACAGCCCCGACGATATGCTGAAATGGTGCGAGGTCTTGGTTATCCAAGTAGAACTGCTCCACAGCCTTCATCAGAACCATCTGATGTCGAGCAACCTGCGTGGCCACGTTAGGCAAATCCCTCAGTACTTCCTCCCTGGTCTGCGTACGCGTGGAGCTTACAAGCCCCTCGATATGCTGCACAAGATCACTGATAACCTGCTTCATCGCCGCAGGATCATCCTCGATGAGAGCCTTCTCAAGCAAGGCTTCATCAAGTGTGAAGGTTGAGGGTGCCTGGGCAGGTGGAGGAGGGGTTACCTGCCCGGGCGGTGGAGTCTCGACAGTGGCCGTAGGCTGTGGACTCCCAACTGGAAAGCCCCGTGCTTGGAGTTCAAGCATCTGGGCTGCCATAGCATTGTGTGCTTCGAGCAGTCGGGCATAGCGCGTCTCGACGGAGTCCTCTTCCTCAGTCTCTTCCGTCTCTTCTACTTGCAGCCCTTCCCGCTCTTCACTGGCTTGCTCTTCTTCCCCTTGGACTTCTTCCCTTTGCTCATCGGTCGTAGCCTCCAGCGTCTGCGTTTCTTCCTGCGCTCCCTCGACCTGCAATCCCGACATGAGTGCAATGTCTTTCAGCACTTCGTTAGCATCATCTGCCATTTTAGTCTCCTTCTACCTATGTAAACCCGATTTACACAGGAATCAGTCGTTGAACTCTGCCCGTTCTTTCACGTAGGCAATGATGTCCCTAATCTGCCAATTCCTCCCACGTAATGCATCGTCTGTCTCTATCCTCGCACCCTCCTTGAAGCTTCGAATTCCCTCCAGAAGATCCCTGTTTACGTCCAGGCATTCCTGGAAGAAAAGCAGAAGATCAGCCCAAATTGCCCCTTCGAGAAATTCCTTATAGTGTTCGGTAGTTGCCTGCAGCATCTACTCCCCTCCCACCGGCACGACGTTTCCAGCCTGTGCCTCTTTCATGACCTGTTCATCCGGCATAGTCTGCACATTCATCTGTGGCATCTGGAGTGGCTGACGCCTATCAAACTGATTCACGTCCTTGGCGCCGAGGGATCGCATGATGTGCTTGATGACGCGTATGATGTCCATCCGCTGCCGCACTTCGGGATCTTGCATGATCTGAGGTAGCATCTGAGTCCATACGTCAGCAAAGTTTCCTCCCGGCACAGCTCCATCACGGACGTAGACATCGTAGTTTACCAAGATGTCGAATGGCGTCACGGGATAGCGTTGATCAGTAATGCCATATTCCTGCAGAAGTACGTCTTGCCATTGCCCTGCGGTCTTTATGTAAGTCTCCTCACTCATCAACTGCTGTGTCTGACTCGCCAGCATCATCCCTAGATCTTGCAAGGCCATCCATCCCGCTACTTTGGCGAGTCTTTCCAACCGGGATAAGCCCCCAAATCGGTCCCCTCTCACTTCCTCCGCCGTTACTCTTTCCGAAGTCTTTCGCCTTAAGCCGGAAACAGCGTCCACAGAACCACTCGTAGCCTTCATAAGATCCATTATAATGCTCGCATCGGCCACGTTGTTTCGTGTAATATCTGTCACCGTTAATTGCTTCACCGCACTGTCTACACCTCGGCCCCATACGCTTCTCCGTAGCCTGATGAGTTTCCCAGGCTGAGGATCTTTAAGATCATCCATGTTGACAAGAGAAGGATCTACGACCAGCATATCGTTGATGCTCTTCCTTACGTTGGCAACATGGGAGTTAAACATCCAATCTAGCGCCACCTGGAGGCCATTGATAGTCTCCATTCGCGAGATAGGTGCGATGTCATAGCCGGTGAAGTCAGGAGCAAAGGTAACGATTGGCTTCTTGTTATGATTAAGATTCAACGGCTGAGCCATGATGACGATCTGATCTGCCGCCACAGCAAAGAGCCAGGTCTCTGGATACTCTTCCTTCGAGAGTTTCCACTCCCTTGGAATCAAATCCACGTACATCCATATCACGTCGCAGCGTTTGGTAGTCCCCGATGTCACGTAGCTTGATTGCTGCGTGGAGATGCCACTTCGCGTAGCCCGACCAGAGGACTCGTTCTTTAAGATAGCACTACGACAGTCACCCAGATGCTGCAGGTACCTGGTATTGAAGTACAAGTCATTAACCTTCTCTTCCTTCATCAAGGCAATGACACTATCCTTCGCAATCCACCCACAGAACTCCCCGTCCTGTACGTGTTCGATCGAGACATTCGGATCAGGCAGGAAGGCATAGGGATCTATGTTCTCTACCTTATTCCCCTCAAACAGCAACTCTTCCATGCTCACTCTCTGCTGTCGAGGTGTTCGTCCCAACGTAACATCAATCGGCGAAGGAATTCCTGGAATCGCACGAGAAACCCAACCACGTTCCACCGTCCAGACTGGACTCACAGCACTGAGTCCATAGCAAAAGCCATCTCGAAACATCGTATGCAGGTTCATCTGCATCTTAGTATAATACCCTTGGTGCTGAACTACCTTGCTAAGCAGAATAGCCCCAAGCGTATCCTCCGGCCCCACGCCTTCGTACCACACAGTTGGATCACTCAGCAGCGCAGCGGTCATATACGTCAGCAGAATCTCCAACGTGGCATATGTCTGAGGCACCACTATCGACACGGGCTTACGAGCATCAGATTCCTTGAGAAGCTGCTCTTTCGTGTCGGTAGTGATATACGCCGTCGTAGTCTCATCAATCGCCTTCCACGCGGCGTGTCTAGCCTGCATCACGTTATAACTATCGCGCGCACGGTTAGTCACCTCAAGTACAATCTTGCTATGTAGCTTCGATCCTGGGCGGAGATCCAGGCCCTCTGGATAGTCATAATCATACGACACATCTCCAAGGCGGAAATATACCGAAGACCTTCCTTCATTATCTGCAATCACAACAGGCATCTTTCACTCCACCTTTGTAAACCCGGTTTACATAGCTACGGTTTTATAACCTCAGGCACGACAGTATATCTTTTCTGAAAAGTCGCATCGTCTAGATACTCAATACGCCCGTCTTCGCGGGTGATGACCCAACGACCGGGACAGACCATGTCATAATGCCACGGATCAAGATTACGAATCCCATGCGCGCTCATCGGCAAACCGCAAGAGTTGCAAATTTCATCTCCCCTCTCTTTGGTCACCTTCTGCGCAATGTCTTCGATTTTCTCATGGTCCCGGATCTTGGACCATTGCACTGCATCCACAACCTCTTGTTTTTTCGAGTATTTAGCCATATTATGCCGCCTTGTAGATGATCGTGCCTTCCCAAGTCTTATTCCCGTAGTTTGCCCAGGCTTGAGTTAATTGTCTGCTCAAGGTAGCCGTGGTTGCAGATGGAGCAATTTGTGCCCTGCATGGATACTCAATCCATGACCCAGCATTCATTCCCGTGCCCCACGAATGCTGATAAAAATTGGCGCTCTTTACGGGAATCGTTATAGTCATGGTCGTCGCATTGCTGGTATTCTGGCCACGCGCCACCAGCATATATACCGTTCGACCTTCCATGCAAAACTGGCAAACTCCACCACTTGGCGGCGATGAAAATCCAGTCCACGTCTCTGAGTAATTGAACCACTGCGGGAATCCCTGGGGCGATGACTGATATGAGTAGTAGGGGCTGCCAATCGCGGCGTTGGCCAGGCTGTAATCCGAACCACCAGTTATGGTGACGGTGGTATCGTTCGAAAAAGCAGCGCTCACCACGTAGAAGTATTTGGCCGTGGTCTGGGTGAGTTTGAGCTTGCATCCGACTGGAAACCGTGCGGTTACGTCCTTACCAGCGATCTTAAACGACGTCGCGGAGACATACACATAAGTATCCGCATCCGCAATCCAGCCATCCTGTGTACGATGTACCCAGTTAGTGCCATTATAGTATAGAAAATCCCCGGCTACTGGCGATGATATTACTACGTCACTTAAGTCATCAAGCGCCTCATCGTTCCACGCTGGATTAGCCCCATGGCCACCAGTCTTAAGTACCTGCCCAGCTGTACCATGGTGCAATAGGGACCAGATCGTCCCGTTAAAATACCAAATATCTCCCTGCTCTGGAGCGTCGGAACTGAAGGATGGCATATCCACCTTACGCAAGGCATGCTCATCTTCGGTCGGAGACTCCTCTAGATATACCTGTGTGCCACGAAGGGCTACCCGACTCACAGCATCTGGGTATGTCTCCCCGTCGTCGTATAGAAGTGCTCCAACAGATCCGACCCAAAACTCCTTTGTTGCCATCTTACACCCCACATACAGGCGGTTGACGCTGGACAATAGCCTTTATTGCGCAGACTTCTCGATAATTCTCCTTCCAACCACGCTTCAAGTCAGCCATACAGGCCTCAATTTGCTTAAGTCGCTCTTCCACAGACTCCCAACGCTGCTCAGCTGCATCCAATCTTGCCTTCCGCTCATCTCTGCAGCCCGTTCTCGTTGTCTCACACTCCTTATTGCTGCAGAAATAGCCCCGCATGACGACTAAATTCCCGAGAAAGCCGATGATAACACCTACCACACCCATAGCCACTCCACTTTCTGTCATGCTACCCTCCAGTTTCCCAGGCTCTCCGTATATTCACCCTCGTAATCGTCTGGAGTCCCTTCAGGTGGCGCAAAGAAGCGTTCGCCAAGCTCTAAAAGCTCCACTATATACGCCGTTGCGTCCATTACATCCCAGTATTTCGAGCGCGGGAAGGCAATTAGTTGACTTTCTAGTGGTGCACAAACACCTCCATCTTCGTTGTGTAGGATTAAGCCCCTTCTATAAAAGGGCACAAGCGCCTTCACCCGATCTTCCTTAGCAACTGCTGCTCTGCCACCCCGCGCTTTTAGTTCGACGAACTCAATATTTAGCCCGCGGCTAGTGATCCAGGTCTGGAAGGGATAGGTAATGAATTCATTTAGCCCCGTCACTTCCACGCCAAGTACTCTAGCCCCAAGCCTCTTGCACATATCGAAGGACTGCTCGTAGAGTTGGTCTGGATGCAGCCTCTCGTTGATGATATCTCTCACATAGATTAAGTTCGCACTGGTATCTATTCCAAATCCCACTATGGCACTATATGCACTACTCATATTTGCCGTCTTCGCAGGATCAACTATCACTACCGACTCGACCGCTGGAGACTTATTCAACCCTGCAGTTCTGTCGCTATAGTACTTGAAAAACTTCTGCTGAAATGGCGCATCTCCTGGAATAACAGTATTCCTAAACTCCATCGCGAATACATGCAGTAGTCCCTGGGCTGCATACGATTCCGCCAGTGCCCTTATATCATCATCTGACATGAAGTCGGGCCAATTGGAATGATAGTTATCATCACACAACTCAATCTTAAGCGTTGCCCATGTAGGATCTTCAAGCAAGTTATTAAGCAACGAGTCCTCATGGAGGATAGTACCAATGACAACAATCTTCCAGTCCCTTCGAGACTTATCAACGGAATTAAGAAGATCCGCAAAGAACCACTCCTTCAGTTTCTTACGTTGGTCTTCACTCTTCACGGCCTCGGAGTCTTCAAGATCATCCACTATGAACAAGTCCGGCCTACTGCCGTGGAATAAGATACCACGTACCTGCTGTCCAGCGCCTCGAGGCAGCACCATCACATCTGTCGCCGTCACCCAGCTATCTTTAGCGAAGGAGTCACTGCGCAAGTTCCCAAAGAAGTACTGGACCCTCTGGTTGGTCAGCAACTCCCTCTTTAGATTCTCACCTTGCATGATAGCCTGAGTAGCAGTACAGCTCACAGGTACGATGAACTTCTTCTCCTGGAAGAGAATTTTCTTAGCCGGATAAGCCAAGTTTACTACTGACGTCTTACCCCAACCTCGAGGTGCTGCGATTGCCACCTTCTGCAACGACGCATCGTCAAGCAGTCTGAAGATCTCATGATGCAGAGAGATGAAGGGCCGCGAGAAGTTTTGCGGAAAGATAGTCTTCGCAAACATCCCCGTCGACACAGCACACCTCTGTAGGACTGCCTTTAATTCTGGTGTGAGATCTTCATAAGCCATCTTTGTAAACCCGCTTTACACAGGTAATATGATAATTAGTACGTCGACCCTCCATCACTCCACCTGTTCCTCAATCAGCTCCCGCAACGCCGCCGCGTGCTCCTCGATCTTGGTGGCAAAATTCGCAATCAGGCTCCGCTTCCATTCTTCCAGCTCGCGGTGAAGGTCGGCTATACGCTGCTCACGGCTTCTGGTATCCTTGTAAGGCACCTCCACGTATTCAGAGCCTCTTTTGACGATCTCGGTCGGGGGACGCGGCGGCAGCGCGGGAACGGAGACAGTCCCGCCAATATCTACAGTTGGATATTCGATATTCTGCGGTGCTGCGGTTCGCTTTTCCTTGGGCTTGGGCTTGCCGCCGTTTCCGTGCCGCTCGAATATCTGCTCCAGCCGCCCCGGCTCCAGCGCTTTCTCGGTGAGCGACTCGATGTTGATGGGCACTCCGTACTCATCTTCCAGCGTGACTTCCGGGTCTTCCTTTAGTGCTTCCGACAGATGGATCTGCCTCGCCGGGTTGGTGATACTCTGGTTGTCCGGAAGCACCTCTTTGAACGCGAACGCTTCCAAAACTCCTTCCCGAAGCCCTATCTCAACGTCCAAGTCCTGCCCATACGCCTTGCGGACGCTCCGTTTACACGCGGCAATGAGAGCGTCCACTACATCCTGAGTAGATACTCTCTTGAGGTTGGCAACCGCCTCGATGCGTTCAGTGAGTGCACTCATCGATACACCCCCGTGATCGTTGCCGACGTTGCCCCAGATGGATGTTGTGTGATTGTTGGCGAACTGGAATCGACCCTGAACCTGAACAGATCCGACCAGCGTGAAAAATGGCTGGCGTTGTTGTCGTTGGGTGGTCGAAAGCGGGCGCGAATATTGTAGTTGCCCGGCTTGGACATCACGGCACTCGGAATCTCGCAGGCCACCGTGACGTTGTCGTCCATCTCGCATAGATCCGCGCCAAACTGTTTCCATTCTGGTATCTCAATCCAGCCTCGTGGCTTGCCATAATAGCTGATATAAAAGATATATGGTGGTGCTCCAATCCTCCTATAATCGCCATTTGGTTGGGCAGTCAGGAAGGGAGTCTCAACGTAGTCGATCTCCATCGCCTGACTGTATTCCGTGGTGCAGGTTCCTTCATACGAGCCGGTCCACGAGCATGCTTCCTGCCCCGCCTTGGGTCCCGACCGACACCATGAGTGATAGTTGTCGGGATGCGCCGAGGCAGCCGCATCGCTGATCGTGATCGCCACGCGCCCGGCAGGGACTTTTACCGGCCAGTAGAAATGGAAGATTTTCTTGGTGGCCGTCCAGTTGTCGTCGTGGTTGGTCCAGTTGCCGCCCAGGTAGCTGTCGGTTGACGTGCCGAGCAGGGTGGCCAGGTTATCGCCGGAGAGGGACCAGATCTTAGCGGTGTAGGTGTAGCCGTCCCAATCATCTACACCACCGGTGAATTTGAGGTAAGCCGTGACGCGGCAGATCCCGGCCCCGTGATCGAAGGTATAGATCGCGCCGCGATAGTAGTCCGAGGTGGTAGCATGGATGCTGCCGTTGCAATCAACGGGCACTTCCGAGCCGGTGAGGGCCAGATAGTGGTGGTCGCAGCCAGCCCAAGCAGGTGAGGCGTAAGGTGTGAGGAGTGAGGCGCAAAAAGCCAGCACTGCCACAACTCCGCGCAATCCACCCCTCACGCCTAACGCCTCACGCCTCACTGTCTTCATGGCATCTCCTACAGTTCGCATTCATGAGTCCCTCGATGCTCCATCGGCACCCAGTCGTATGTTGACGCGCCGACTTTCTTGCAGCGGAGGCCGAGGAAGCTCCGGCCCGTCTTGTCGATCAGCACACCCTTGCCCGCCGTGGTGCAATAGTCGAGGATCGTGTTATTGGGCGAGGGGCGGACGATAAGTCTGCTCGGTGCCGTTGCGTTATCGTTCATGAAAACGGCGCTCCGGCCTACGTTTTGCGCCGTGCAGTCGAAACCCATCGTGAGCGTGCAGTTGTCGGTGCAAAGGAGGTTATCCACCAGGTAGCCTGGGTTGAAGGGTAGCTGCCCGATAGCCAGGACGGCCGAGGCGGCGGGATGGTATTCCTTCGCGGTCACATTGCTGGCTTCCCACTTCCCGGCCAGGCTCACGCAGTCCCAAACGTAGCCTTTGGTATAGACGGCGGTGCTGGCGTAGGCTTCCGTGACGGTGGCGGCGGAAAGCGACGTGGTGCCGAAGGTGAATGGTCCGTCGCTTTTCATGGCGGCGACGGTCCCAACCCGCAGATGATCGGTGGCGACGGCGGGAAGTCCGGCGAGGGCGAGGGCTGATGTGGCGTAGCCGGTAGCGTTGGCGGTGGCTTCGGTGACGTGGATCACGCCGTCAGTTCCGATATCGAGGGCGATAGCGCCGTAGAGATCCTCTGGAATCACATCGTCGCCCGGCACCGTGCCGTCCACGGCGGCCTTGGTGTAATAGACCCCTTTGATATTGTAGGTGAACGCGGCGGTTTTGACCTGGACTGGGTTGGTCCCCACGGCCAGGGTGGCGCTCGTTACCACTCCGGTTGCGGCGGCCCGGGAAGAGCCGCAGCGCAGCATGTCTCCGGCGCCGGGTTGGGTGTTCTGGACGTAGGTATTGCCACAGACCCCATCGAGGCACATGGTGTTGGCCGTGTTGGCCGTGAAGCGCCAGTAGGCGGGGGAAGACTGACCTTCGCCCACCACAGCCGTGAAACTCATGCCCGTTGCTGCGGCGGGCAGGGTGAGCTCCACGTTGGTCAGGAGCTGACCAGTGTTGTAGATGATCGAGTTATACATATTACCGGTGGTGAGCGTGGTGCCGGTGATGTGGCCGTCAACCTGGGTGCTTATTAGGTAGCCAGGAGCAACATAGTCCACCCCGGCCACTGCGGCTGATACGATTTGACTTCCGGTGGTTTTAACCATGCCGGTGATTGGAGCCATAGAATAGAGCCCGTATGCCCAGATTCCTTGCGAGACCGTTTCTCCCGAGCCGAGAGCTGGCCAGAGAAGGCTCATGTAGCCTGATCCGGCGGGCGGCATATCGACCGGCAGCGCGAAGCTGGTTTCGTTGTCGAAATCGCCCCGTTCGTAGCCTTCTGCGGGGGCGATGATCTGACGGTACTTGTTTCCCTTGCTCGTGGCCTCATAGAGTCTGACATATTGAGGATCGTCTGTCCTGGTGCTGCCTGCCGACTTGTAGGTGATATTTCCGTATGGGTCCACGGTGAAATTGCCGTCTCCGATGGAGACGCTATTGATACTGCCCCCCTCAACCATCTGCTCGACGCGACTGTCGATGGTGGCATTGTCCGTGAGCCCAGTAAGACCACTACCATCCCCTATAAATCCAGTGCAAGTAAGCGTCCCCGCAGATACTGTGCAACCTGGAGGGATGTTTCCATCAAGAATGATCACAGCACTGCTGGTATTCGCCAGCAGTAGAAGACCTAGGCAAAGGAGGGAGATTATCTTCTTCATCTTCTACTCCTTCACAAAGTAGAAGTCAAACACTATTCCTGCCGAGGCCACGCTGTTTCCGGTGATGGCCAGAGTCAACGACGTTACCCACGGGACAGCGCCATAGATGTTATTCGTCGCATCTATCTTTGGCACAAAGCACTCGGTAGTGGAATTATCGTGGTTGGCACCTAGTCCGCCAAGTAGATCCCTATGTGCATCCGTAAAGGTATAATCAAAGTTATCTGTCGGTGCTGTACTGCCTGGATCAGAGCAGGCTATGAAAAGGAAGTATCCACCCAATGTGGAGAGATTCACCGCACTCGGCGACATGCCAGTGGCGCTAGTGAAGTTCCCATCCACACTCGATCCGGTACAAGTATACGTCAATCTGCACTGATACCCAGCTTGGAAGCAAGTCAACTTCGACGTACAACTCCCTCCAGCCAGTGCTAAGGAGGCACTCAATAACATAAGGCAAAGTGCCAATAGTGTCTGTGAAAACAATCTCCTCATTTCATGCCTCCTATGTCAACCGGGTTTACATAGATAACAGTCTATTCACTCTTCGTCCCACTCACATTGAAAGACTTCGAAACGAAGCCCAGGGCTGCGAGGCCTGCACTCTGGAGCAGAGTCTGCGCACTTACATCTCCCTGCTGCACAAGTGGCACAAGGGCATTAGCCACAGCTGCGATCAGGCCGACCAAGGTAGTGAGCCAGTTTCTCATGAATTCGTTCATCTTATTTCTCCAAGCAGTATGTCGTGATTACCAAGTCCACACCTTTCTTATACTTTGCCCAGTATGCCACTGTTGCGGGATCATCACTATCATCCTGCATCGCAGACCATACGAGCATTCCAAGCTTGGCATCATTGCAGAGTGCCTTTGCCGTCCCAGCCGAAGTGGCATTCTAGTCGACCAAGGTAGTCAGCGTCGCACATCCACTACACAGCATCAAACAAGCCAACACACATACCAAAGTCCTCATCCCTCTCCTCCTGTCTGAATCATCAATCTTCGTAGTGCATCCTGCATCTTGGCCAAGTGCATAAGGCATTCCTGCATCTTCGTAGCCTGCGCTGCCTCCACATGTGCCACCTGCCTTAGTATCCACCTAACAAGGTGTTCCACGCGGTCCGAGTGATCCAACGCCCTCGATGCAAGCTCTCTCGTTGTCACCATTCACCTCTGTAAAGCGGGTTTACATAGCCGGCACATCAATGGCTGTATCCGGGGGTGCCAGTGTTTGCGAGCCATGCTCGCCTGGCATGACGATTTCGAGAGCTGCTCTCTCCGCATCTTCCTTCAGTTTGGCAATATCATCAGCTGTGAGAATCGCATGAGCGAATTGCCCCTTGACATTGATCTGCCTGGCATGCCCAGTCCTGTCAAGATTATCCATCGCGATGCGAGCCTGAAGGGAGCGCGGTGTGTCAGGATCTTCCAGCAGCTCATCCAACTTCTCCGCAGCCTTCCGAGACATCTCCTGCAACTTCACAGCCACGTCGATGGTCTTGTTATCCACCACCGCCTGCATCTCGGCCAGTACTTTGCGTCCAAGCGAGGAGTTCACGCAGTTAATCACCGTCTGCTTCGTGACGCCAAGCTCCGTGGCTATATCCTGCGGATGCCAGCCAAGAAGCGTAAGCCGCAGCATCTTATGATGCCTTTCCCAGAGGTGCTGTACTTCGAGCTTCCTCTCACTCGACGGGGCTGCCCCACTATGCTTCCCTCGCCTCCCTCGCATAGCCCTGCGATCCGGCGCGACGAAAGTATGCTCCGTCTTGAATTCAAACTCTCCCATCTGCGTTTCCATTCCACCCTCCATCACATATTGCCTATAATTCCCACCCCTTTAGCACAAATACCCCGCCTACACAGCCCCAATTTATCCCTCCCACGCCTATCACCCCATATCATCTCCACCCTCCTACCTATGTAAACCCGCTTTACATAGCCATCACCCTATACCCTCCTGCCGCTTTACATAGCCAACATCATACCACCCTTCTGGGCTGCTCACATTTCTTTCGTGGTTGCTTCTGCCTATATGATTCCCATATTTTGGTGGGATTGAAAACTTAGTAGAAAATCTAAAGAATGGAAGAAAAAGCCCGACTACCCCATTTCCCCCTCGACCCCATGTCCCGATATGATTTGACAAACGCATTTGGATTTGGTATGATGTAATCAAGCTGAGGGGATGACGGCCACCCTGGTAGCACTCAGCCGACTCGGGCCAGCGGGTCCGTGGGTTCTTTGACAACTGAATAGAAACACCTGCCCATATTCATGGACTCGCTGGAATGGTGGCGACACCAGGAAGGATGCGACCATGAAGAAAGTAACTGGGATTACCGTTAAGAACGCAAGCGTGAACGAAAGCAATATCGTCTCCGCAACTGTGGGCATCAAAGGTTCGGTGAAGGAAGCCGAAGTCAATCCTAAATGGGTTGCAAAGGACCTGGAATATACGGTTACGATCAGGGCCTCGCTCACGGATGTACTCGAGCTGTACGGGGCGGATTTGAGGATCGCAATTGCGGGGCGACTGCGGAAGTGTGATGCGGGGTTTATTGAATCCCTCCGTGGAAGTACTCACAGCTTAAGCGCTCTCGAAGCCCTGATCGACGCAGCGACGCCGGATACGGCTGGAAGCGGAGCTAAAGCACAAGCTGCGAAGCTGCGGGAAATGCTCAAAGGTATGGGTCTGTCGGATGCGGAGATTGATGAGAAATTAGCTAGCATGTAATACTCACATGGCGAGTCCAGGGGTATGGGCAGGAAAATGAGGGAAGGAGTAGACACTTTATGTATAACTATCTTATCATCGTCGTATGGATTCTCGGCACTCTGTGGAGTGTCTGGCTTGGGAAGGTGCTGAGTCGGATGTAATACACCCTTTGTAAACCCGCTTTACATAGGCTGCGGAGCATATCCGTGGCCTTTTTGCGTTCTGCCTGCCGGAGTATTCACACCTGCTACTATGTGAAGCAATTCACAATCGCGTTTCTCTTCCCACTCAGCATTATATATCTCTCCATACGCGTAAGTTATATCCTATGAAGTATATATACCACACGCCTATGTAAACCCGCTTTACATAGGGTGCAGATATGCATACTTCGTACGTAAAAGATTGCTTGACAACTATGCATGTGTATGTTATGTAGGCAATGTATGGTATGTGATGTTTGTATGGATGTATGTAGGCCTGTAGGCAATGTGCGCTTGTATGTAGGGTTTGTTTTGTAGTCCATGATCACCCCACGCGCTCCATTTTTGGGGCTTTACATAGGTTTCGTTCTTTCTTCTCTAAAAGGACTTGACTACCTTATCTTATAGAATGTGAAAAAAAATACAATCTTATAACATATATATAGAAGTTAATAGATTATACTAAAGGAGGAAAAGAGTATGAGGGGTGGATAGAATGGAGCGTGGTGCATGGCGTGTGGTGGTGGAGGACTACAATGCTTACCCTACATACGGGCGCACAAAGCACACGAGGCCTACAATGTGGGAGCAAGGAAGGAGGAATGGTATGAGTTATGGCAGAGCACAGATGGAGGCAAGGAATACTGCGAGTAGTAGTGTAGAGGCGAGGGTGAAGCCTACGACGTTGGCCACGCTAGCGATGTGGTTCGAGGCAAAGGGACAGCCTGCGAGGACGAAGAGTGAGTTGGTGAGGATGGGATTGGAAGTGTTGGAGGAATATCTCATTGCAAATGATCAGGTGCCCAGGATTGCCAGCACGGAAGAGGCACTGATGACGCTGGCAAGTATGGGATTCGATGGACTTAATAGGAATAGTCGAGGGACAAGGGCACTTATGCAGCAGTTGCAGAGGGAGGAGAAGTATGGCATGGGACTGGAGGCACGTGGGATAGATACGGCCATGCCTATCAATGCGAATCAGTACTATGATCCACCCACGGGGATGTTGTACTTCTCCACGATAGCCAAGCTTACGGAGATGGGATATATAGGCAATACCGCCTGGGACGGGAATGATAAGGGAGTGGGATTGCCAAAGGAAGCTTGGGATGCACTAAAGGCGAATAGACTACCAAGGCCATGCCCGGTCAGGGTGCAAGAAGTGGAACTACCGATAGTACCACAGGCTCCACTCGACAGACCAGAAACACTCGAGGAAGCACAAGCACGTAGAGAGGCAGAGGCGGCCAGGGAGAAGATGGCAATGATGGAGGCTATCAGGGCACGAAGAGGAGGAATAGACAATGCAAAAGATTAGCTTACATTGGTTAGCATATAGTTTATACGAGCCAGGCATGACAGCTACAAAACTCGGAGAGGAAATGTATGCCTGGATGGGTGGAGAAGACGAAGATATTCCAGAGATATACTTTGACGTAGCTGCGACACTCGTAATGAGAATGGAAGAGTCATAATACATACCACCTATGTAAGCCGGGTTTACAAAGGTAACACCCACGTAATCTTTCACACGTATTCTCATCCATATGAAAAGATTCCTTGATAATCACATTATATGGGTATATGATTGTGGCATGATGGATAGGATAGGTTAAACACTTAATGGCACAAGGTGCCAAGGAGGAAACATCATGGCGCACTACAAGAGGATTCAACGGAAGGTTGCTTCTACGCGGCGTGAGTTGCGCGGAAGGTTGGCGGAGTTGGAGGGGATGAGTGCTGTCAGGATTATTGACGATAGCGAGTACGAAGCCGGTATGTGCTGTAATGGTGGGCACTACCGGTTTTTTGTTGACTACCGTCAAGTATCTCCTGGCGTGTGGTCAGTGCAGTTTGGGACGACTGCGGAGTTTGATTTTTGTGAGCTATGTGGTTCGTTTGGTCAGCATCATCACGCTGACTGGGCAGAGACTTCCGACGGTTGGGAGTTAGATGAATGGTGGGAATGCGGGGACGGATCTTTGGAAAGAATCTCCACGGGGGCTCTCCTAGAAGAAATTCTCCGAGTGGAGCGGAGTGATCAGGAGTGTCGATATTCTCCTGGAGAAGCTGCCGAGTATTGGAAGGAGATGAGGGCATAGATGTGCTGGACAAAGGCGAGAGTATCTCCCTCCGTATCAAGGATGGAGATTATACGGTCACGAGGACTCTGGATGGTAACTATACCGTCTGGAACGATCGCCAACCATTCCCTTACAGAGTCACTCTCCTTGGCCACGGCAGTGGAGTCTGTGATTGCCCAGACTTCACTCTGCGCCGGCGCAAGTGGGGGCAGTGCTGTAAGCATGTACGAGCAGTCTTGGGCCTCGATGGATGAGATGGTTCTCTTCCTTCTCAACCAAGAGGGAGATGTAACGTTTACTGAAATGGGCTAGCAGCTCAGGAAGGAACTATCATGACATACGCAGAAATCGTAGACCAGATCACGAAGTACGATGATAGGCTAGATGCCTATTATCACTGCTACAGGAATCTCCGCGACGAGCTTACGAGACTCGACAGCGAGATCATGCGAATCAATAAGAAGAAATGGCTACTGGAGAAGCAACTCTTCAGTGTCACGAAGTGCAAGCCAGCCACTGAGCCGAAGAAGGTCTCGAAGATCAAGAAATCCGAGAAGGAAGTTGACTTGAAGGATCTTAGCATGGACGAGATCCTTCGTGTACTAAAACAGCTCAAAGCACAAGGAGCGTAGACATGGGAAAGCCCGAAGAATATAAAGACATCTCCTATGGCATTGTCTCCGAGTTGATGAGTGCCAGTAGCTCCCTACATATGTATCCAGACTTCAGCCAGCCACCAGGGAATGATCTCTTCCTCTCTGACTGCGAAGAGAATGTAATTCACAGTCTCTCGCACATAAGAGCCGCACTACATATGGCTTGTGAGATAAACTCCATTCGTGAAGATCTCAAAGATGCCTTGCTCTTTCTGTTTCATCTCCATAATGAAGATCGCGCGAAGGTACTTCTTCGCAAGGTGTGTAAGGTGTTCGACATCAACTCCGGCCTCTTCGGAGAGATAGATCCAGCAGACCAGCGTTCTTGGTACTATATCAAAGATGAGGACTATACCATCGAGAATGCCTGGAATCTTTGGATTCTGGCGTGCTGGCATGAACAGATGTCGGATGCCAACTACGAACCCATATACTATATGGAGGATGAGGGATGAATAATGAAGAGAAAAAAGATCTTTCGTGGGCATTCCAAGTACTCGACTCCGATCGAGAAAAGGCATCTCTAGCATGGGCTGTAAACTACGTGCGCTATGGCAAGGTGATGCTAGCCACAGACGCATCTGATGCAGATATCAAGACGCAGATTCTCTATATCTTGAACAATATATCTCACTGGCGACACTCTGAGGCCAAGAGAGTCCGCGAAATCCTCAAGGCCTTTGTGAAGGCTCACTAGACATGAGACCCATCTGCATCACTAAACTCCACCGCTCCTGGCGGAGCAGCTTTCCCTACACATATTCCTCCAGGAGCCTCAAGAGGCTTCTCTTCAAGCTAAGCGAGAGTATTCCTCCGCCTCAACTTCCAAGAGAAGTCCTCATTAAATCCCAGCGTGGCCGTCGGAGAGCCATGCTTTTCCGGCCTATGTAAACCGGGTTTACATAGGAGAATGTCATGAACACTTGCAATACATGTGACTTCTGGATCCGACGTGGACCAACAAAGCTCAACAAGAACATGCAGTACTTTGGCACCTGCGAGAATACGGAGAAACTCCACTCTCGCCGCGATCCACGAAGATGGTTCAAGGATGATCTTATTACGGATTCCCACTACGAGAGTCCAACTATCTACACCGGCGAAGACTTTGGCTGTATACACTGGACAAGGGAGGACGAAGATGGCAGTACGTGTGAAGCTACTTAAGCAAGTCCTGAGCCTGGCAAAACAAGGGTGCTCGGACCAAGTCTGTATTCAGGCAATCCTAGAGAGCTGCAAATCTTACGATGCGCCAGATACTATTGCCGCCTTCTTCGCAGAGCAACGCAAGTACTTGCTCCACCGCTATGATATGCTCGAAGCGGAGTACATGGGGCACTTGGAAGTATGTGGTAGATATAACAAGAAAGGAGACCAGGAATGAGAATCACCTTCACACCAGAAAGAGAGACAAAACGCACTTGGCGTTTCGCAGAGGACGTTCCACAAGACGACGAGCCGCAGATTGGCACGATCTACGTCCGAAAGGCCACTCTCAAAGCTCTCGACTGGCAGCCCGGGGACTCGATTGTCGTAGACATCACTCTCCCTACTTAACCGAAAACATTTTGGCAGTTGGTAAAAGATCATTTGACAACTGTCAATTATATTGGCATGGTGCCAATGTCAACAGCGGGTATTGTATCCGCACTATTAACATCCTTAAGAGAGGAGTAACAAAATGGCTAGAAAGAAGATCTCAGCAAAGACGTCCAAGGTACCTGATCGTGTATTCGAAGGAGAGATCGACCTGCACGACGATTCCATCGCCACGATGGTCGAGTGGGTTGGGGAGGAAGTTGTCAAGAGCAATGCTTGTGCAGACATGACTATCGCCGCGCAGAGCCTCATCCGTGCCTGCATCGAGAAAGGCAAGTCCGACGCCGAGATCCAAGGCATCCTCGACACCTGGAAACCTGGCACGAAGACCTCCCTCGGCCCAGCAGATCCGGTCGAGTCTGTGCTGAAGAAGTTCAATACTATGACCCCTGAAGAGCAGGCCGCGTTCCAGAAGGAACTCCTCGCCCGATTGAAGGCCGCCAACGCTGCCTTGGCAGCGTAGCCGAGGCCTATGTAAACCCGGTTTACAAAGGTTTCCTGTGATGGGCACTCGGAATCGGTCTGAGTGCCCTCTTTAAGCACTTCGGAATCCCACCATTTTGATGGAGGTGGTTTATGTCGGAACTTGATGAGTTTAAAGACAAGATGACGAAGGAGTTATATGGCATGACTCGCGCAGAGGCTCTCAGGCATGGCATATGCGTGAGCTGTAAGGAACGCGCTATTCCGAAGTGCTACTCCCATGCGGGGCTGAGAGAGTATAAGATCTCCGGCCTGTGTGAGAAGTGCTTCGATGAGATCTTCAAGGAGCCGGAAGATGGCCAAGCGCACTAACATCATGCTCTGTCAGCCATTCGAGGAGAGACGGCTGCAGAGATGGAATGTTCCAGAAGTCATCGTGCAGCCCAAGCTCGATGGAGAGCGTTGCCGGGCATTCTGGGATTTCGAACGCAGGGAGTGGGTCTTGGTGTCGAGTGAAGGGAATGAATTCCTTCATGTGCCACATATAGGCCAGGAATTGGAGGAACTTGGTATCCCACACTCGTACCATCTGGATGGAGAGTTATATATACACAACGCGACCTTCAACGATATTCATTCGATTGTGAGCAGAAAGGTGCATAGACATCTCGATGCCTCGTCTATGGAGTATCATGTATTCGACTTGCTTATGGAGATTCCTATGGCCGAACGTACAGTAAAGCTTTGGGATCTCGACAACGGTAGCTGCATCAAGCTGGTGCCTTCAATCCTCTGCGAAGCCACGCCAGAGGCCATCTTACAGCACATGGCTTCCTTCACGCAGTGGGGCTACGAAGGCATCATCGTAAGGCATCCTGGGGCTCCTTATGAGATTCGTCGGAGTCCCTACGTGATGAAGTTCAAGCCGCGCAAGACGGACCTCTATGCTATCATAGGCGTCACCGAAGAGGTCTCCATCGAAGGACAACCTAAGGGAACTCTGGGCGCCCTAGTCTGTTGCGGACAAGATGGAGCTACGTTCAAAGTCGGAAGCGGCTTTACTCGAGAGCAGAGAGAAGAACTCTGGCAAGATCCACCTATCGGGCAGTTTGTAGAGGTCTACTACCAAGCCCTAACCCCTGCACACGTACCAAGGTTTCCTGTCTTCAAGGCCTTGGTGAGAGGAGAATAGATATGCAACAGGCTATTCGCATTGGTTGGAGTGTAACTATTACAGCAGATTTAGTAACCTTAGCTGAGCTTCTGCCAATCCTATTACGATGTAAGAAGCTTAAAGGCCCGCATGAGGAGGCTGAGTTGGAGATACTTGACTTTGAAATAGTTGGTTTTACACTGAAGGAGCCTGAATATGCTATCTAAAGTCCCTACTTGGTCCATCCAAGACTCCACAAAGCTCCAGTGCTTCATGGACTGTCCGAGGCAGTACTTCTACCAATACGTCCTCGGATGGCAACGTGAGGAACCTAACGTACATCTTGTGTTCGGGGAATGTTGGCATCTAGCGATGGAAACGCTTCTGCAGTTCGGTTACTCACCAGATGCCGTAGACTTGGCCTACCTCCGCCTGGAGCAGAAATACAGGGAGCATTTCTCCCCTGGCAGCGATGACACTCGTTATCCCAAAGTCCCTGGCTTTGCGCGGGAGATGCTTCTCTCCTACGTAAAGAAATACGGGGACGATCATGCCACCTTTGATGTCCTCTATACTGAAATAAGTGGCAGCGTTTCCATGGGCGAGTTCACTATCTACTTCAAAACCGACAGCATCCTTCGTGGAACTGCGGGCCACCGCAAAGGCAAAGTCTTCTCCCTCGAACATAAGACTGCCTCACAGCACTCAAGTAGATGGGAAAGGCAATGGTCCCTCAAGCCTCAGATCGGCGTCTACACCCACGTCCTACACTGTCTCTATCCCAGAGATGAAGTCTACGGAGTGATCATCAACGCCAGCATCTTCCAGAAGACTCGCCCCGATCACACACGCATTGACATTCCTAAGACCATTCCACAGATGCAGACGTGGCTGTGGACTACAAACTGGTGGCTTCGGCAGATTAAACTATCATTCGACATGCTCGAGACGGCCACAGAGGATGACTCCTACATGCAGGCATTTCCGATGAATCCTATGTCCTGCGATAAGTTCTTTGGCTGCCAGTTCCATGACTTCTGCCTTGCGTGGCAGAATCCCTTGCAACACACGGCACAGGTGCCCTTTGGCTATACCATTCGCCACTGGGATCCAACTAGTATTGAAACTACTAATAGAATGGAGCTCTAAGATGTCTCTCGACATAAAGAAAGAGATGGACGAAATCCGCAAGATGTATTCCGAGGATAAGACACAGGATAGCTTCAATCTGCTCCTCCTCGGAGAGACCGGCAGTGGAAAGACTCACTTGCTACAAACCTGCCGCCGTCCCATTCACATAGATTCCTGGGACATAGGCGGCACGAAGATCCCTTCCATCCGCAAAGGCATCGAAGAGGGCTGGATTATCGTAGATACTCGTTGGGAACACGAGGACCCCTACAAGCCCTCCGCGATTGAGGACTGGCAGAAGGAGATGGACAAGCGCGTGAAGATGGGATACTTCAACGCCATTGGTACTTACTGCTGCGACAGTCTTACTTCCTGGACCGAAGCTATTATGAATCGCACCCTTAAGAAAGCTGGCCTAGCCGCCCATGCGCCTCGCTTTACGCATGACTATATGCCAACGAAGACGGATCTACGGAACTTCATCTCTCGCCTCTTGAAGCTCCCATGCGACTTTGTCCTCACAGCCCACTTACGCGCGGACAAGGACGAAGTGGTTGGTACTATCTCCATGCGTCTCGTCACCATCGGCGACCTGGATGTAAAGCTGCCTTCTCTCTTTGATGAGATCTGGGTAGCCCAAGTCAAAGACGGCTCCAAGGGTCCGGACTATTCCGTCCTGACCAGCCCAAAGGGCTACTACAAAACAGTCCGTACTCGAATCGGCAGTGGCAAGTTCGATCAGTTCGAGAAGCCTGACATCAAGTACCTTTTGCAGAAAGCTGGACTGCCGACTGCAGATGTGAAGATGGAGGGAGGTGATAATCCTTGAAGATGGTCGCACGCGTCATTTGTATCCTGACAATTCTGGCGGCTACTTTTATCGAAAACCTTAAAACTGGAAGGAGGTGATGCCGATACCAGCTATGTAAACCGGGTTTACAAAGGGAATTGTGGAGGTTAGTTATGGAAGATCTTATCTATGTATCACACGGAATGAACGGTGATAGACACTTGCGAATCTCTGCCGATAGGTCAACGCGTAAGCTAATTGTTGACGTCGGTGCATCCAGAATTGCCGTCGATCCTGAATATCTCTGGGACTACATTATTCGCATGTTTGCGGAGATGGACGAAGATTAGATAGGTGGTTGGCTTGGTCTGGAGCGTCGCAGACGTGCATCTATCGCGGCACTAAATGTAGTGTAAGAGATCGTAGGAATTTAACTTAACATTTTGAAAGGAATTATCATGAGTGATGAGAACGTGTTCGTGAGTTTTGAAGAAGATCAGTCTTCCTATGTCGAGGAACATCCTGTCGAGGAGGGAGAGTACGAAGTCCGTATCACGTCCGCCTCTGTGAATGCCGAGAAGGGCTTCATCGCAGTCCGGCTGGAAGTCATAGATGATCCTTATGCGAAGGAGATCTCCGTGTTTCTGAACATGCCGGGGAGCGGGCGGACAGAGAAAGAGGAGAACCGCAACCGTGGTCGCCGTCTGGACTTCTTCTCCTGCTTCGACATTGATCCCAGTGTCTCCATGAACCCCGCAGCGCAGGAGCCTGAGGGATGGGTTGGCCGAGAGGGCTATGTGATGCTCTCCGCACCGAAGGACAAGGACGACGGCTATGGGCCTCAGAATAATGTGAAGAGATTCAGCCCGCGTCGCTAACATTCCCACACGGAGGGGAGCTTCGGCTCCTCTCCAAAAGGAGCAAAGAGATGTTCCAAGCAGTCTGCACAAAATGTGGCAAGCGAATCCTCGTCCCAGATGGTGATACGGACTACATCTGCCCAATCTGCGGAGCGGAGATGTCTACGCGGCCCATCAAGGGCTGCAATTCCTGCGTGGAGGACTAGACATGGCCGATGCCCGAGGGAGAAGTCGTATAAACTTCGAGGTATCCCAAGAGACATTCGACCGAGCAGAGAGACTGATCCCTTGGGGTATGAAGAACAAGATCTACACGCCCATCATAGAGCAACTTCTTGATGCAATCGAGGAAGAGGGCCTTGTGGTGGTGGGACTTATCATGGACGGCAAGCTACGTCTCTTCGGGAGGGATTAAAGATGGCTGACTTAACCTCACTCGAACTTCTCACAGGAGAGAAGGCCCTGAGTGATATGACTGATGATGAACTCCGAGAACATCTACGACAGATCAGGCAGCTTCGGATCACTCCCAGGGCCAAAGGCGGAATGACTAAGGCCACGAAGGGACAGGCGAAGAGTAGGACTACCCAGAGTCCCTTCGACGCGCTGCTTCGCAGCCTGGGACCTGAGGCACTTGAGGAGATGGCGAAGATGTTTGCGGAGAAGGAGACAGGGGATGAATAAGAAAGTCATACAGCTCGACGCGTATGATGAGGTCGAGATTTGGACAGCCGGACTTCTATAAATGCGATTGAAGTTCGAGGGTGGCAAGCTCATCAACTTTGTCGCAGGACCAATGTCTCTTGCTCCTCCGAAGCCTGGAATCATCAAAGCACTTGAAGAAGAAGGACTCTACGATGAACAAAATAGCTGAAGCCCTCGGCGGAGTGCACGCAGTCGTACCACTCTCGGACATTGAATTCTCCGACCGAGGTCGTAGTGACTACGGTAACCTAAATGAGCTTGCTACTTCCCTGAAAGAACTCGGGCAGCTCCAGAACTTGGTCCTCATTCAGAATCCCAAAGCTGACGACACCGTCGATGGTACTGCCTTCAAGCCCTTTAAGCTCCTCGCAGGTGGCCGGCGTTATCGTGCTATGACGGAGATCCTCAACTGGACTGAGGCAAATTGCCTGATCTTCTCTCGCACCCTTGATGAGCTTGAGCTGCTGGAGATTGAGTATGAAGAAAACTCTCGCCGCAAGAACCTGGAATGGAAAGAAGACTGCGATTTCAAGCGTCGCATACATGACCTTCGTGTCGCCAAGTTTGGCCAGAAGATTGCTACAAGCGCGGCAGATGCCACCGAAGCAGGTGCTTCTATTCGAGACACCGCACGAGAGCTGGGCCTCTCGGCTACTACTATGGCTATCGACGTTAAGCTCTCAAAAGCCTCCGACGCGAATCCCGAGTTGTTCGCCGGCTGTAAGACGAAAAAGGATGCCTATAAGCTCCTCAAGCTCGCCCAGGAGACTATGATTCGTGGGGAGCTGGCGAAGCGCACAGTCTTGGCAGCCTCAACAGACAACAATGCAAAACTCAGCAACTTAATCGAGCGCTTCGTAGTTGGGGACTTCTTCGAGATGGTAGCTAAGCTCCCCGAGGGCGCATTTCAGTTGGTCGAGATCGACCCGCCGTATGCAGTGGCACTGCACGATATCAAGCGTGGCGATGGTGCTGACACGCGGAAGTCTATGGCGGACTACAACGAGGTGCTTGCAGCCGACTACGCATCCTTCATTGACAGGACCCTTGCTGCCTGCTATCGTGTGATGAGCGAACACTCTTGGCTCCTCCTTTGGCACGCTCCTGATCCATGGAGTGAGCTTCTCTATCAGCTCCTTGAGAAGAATCACTTCGGCACCACCCGCCTCACTGGCAAGTGGATCAAGCCGATTGGGCAGACTAACCAGCCCAGCCGCTACCTTGCTAATGCCTGCGAGGAATTCTTCTATGCCTGGAAGGGCTCTCCCACGCTTGCCAAGGCTGGACGTACCAATGTCTTCTCCTACGCTCCTGTACCAGCAACGAAGAAGATTCATCCCACTGAACGGCCCCTGGAATTGATGCAGGAAGTCCTCTCCACCTTCGCTTGGGAAGGCTCTAGGGTCTTAATCCCCTTCCTTGGCAGTGGTAAAACTCTCCTTGCAGCTGAGACCTTGGCCATGAGTGCTATTGGCTTCGAGCTCAGCGCCTCATACAAGGAAAACTTCACCATCCTTGCCGCGGAGACACTCTAATGCGTGATAACGATGATGACGATGCAGTGATTTTCATCCTTGGTCTCTTTGCGCTCTTCCTAGCCATAACCTTCGCCTGTCTCGTAACGGAAGGCTTTCAATGAAAGTCTCTCGTCTTTGTAAGAAGTGTGGTAAGGAGTTTGTAACCTACGCATATTGGAAGATCGCCACTTGCGAAGCCTGTAGAGATAAGAGTTACTGTTTAAATGAAAAGTATCCCAGTCCAGAATGCAAATCGCCAACTCCTTTGCGACGACGAGGACTACGAGAAGCTCGCAGCGTATAAGTGGTATCTCTGTCGCAATGGTAATGAGGGCAGGATGCAACTCCGGGCGCGCTGTCCTGAGGGTATGACTATGACACCAATGGGAGTCATCTTCGATCTCACCTACCGCGTCGGCCTGGTGTTTACATTTCGAGATGGGAATGTCTGTAACTATCAGCGCTACAATCTCCGTTGGCGAAACAAGGACGAGCTTCCCATCAAGCTGCTCACATCCCTATCCGTTTCACATTGCCCACTTGGTCCCGCAATCTTGCGCCCTAAGCAGACTGATGGTCGAAGTGCATGCTGCTTCGTGTGTATGGATGAGGACTACGATTCCTACTACCAGTGCCTCGACATAGTGGCACATAAGACTTACTGGAAAGGATGGATTAGACATGACGCCTGATGAATTCAACAAAGTGGTCCACACCCGCCTAAACAAGTGTGTTGACGTCCTCACAGCCAAGGCTCATGAATACGCGCCAGACGAGGATCGGCTCTCGAACTTTAAAAAAGCTGCTGCCCTTCAATCCTGCACAGCTCCGCGTGCCTTGATGGGAATGATGTCTAAGCACATGGTTGCCCTTGCTGACTTCTGCAATGATCCAACACACTACTCCATCGAACAGTGGCGGGAGAAACTGGGGGATAATATCAATTACTCCCTCCTCCTTGAGGCACTCATCATGGAGTTGTTTGAACTGGACCCTATGTAAACCCGATTTACAAAGGATGCGATATGAACAAGTGGGACGCATATTTCCTTTCCATCTGTGAAACAGTCGCTAAGCAATCCACCTGTCTCTCTCGGCAGTTCGGTGCGATCTTGGTGCGGGATAAGTCTATCATCTCCACAGGCTACAATGGCCCAGCACGTGATGTAACACACTGTCAGGGGCCGGAGTGTCCACGCCGTAGGTGTGGTTATAAGAGTGGGCAACGTCTGGACCTCTGCCCAGCTACCCATGCCGAGGCAAACTGCATTGCCAACGCAGCAAGGAATGGGATCTTGACGCTTGGATCGACTCTCTACCTCAATGGAGTGCATCCCTGCAAAGACTGCACATCTCTTCTTATCAACGCTGGAGTGGCGGAGATAGTATGCCTTGAAGGATACTACGATGTGCTGTCTCTACGCATTGCCAAGGACGCAGGATTGTCAGTGCGGTATCTTGTGAAGGAGAATCTCTGTGGACGCGCCTAGACTCGACTACGTCGCTGTCCCTGGTGATGGGCCTATTGACACGTGTAAGATCTGCATCATAGGTGAGGCAGCGGGGACGAATGAGATGAAGCTCCGTAAGCCCTTCGTTGGTGCCAGTGGGCAGGAACTCTCGCGCCTCCTACACCAAGCGGGCCTTACGCGGAGTGAGATCTATCTCACCAACGTCATCAAGGAACAGCCCAAGAACAACGACATATCTCTCTTCGTTCGTCTTGACGCGCATCATCAAGTCATCACGAACTCGAAGACTAATGCATACCTTTACTACTTACAGGAGGAACTCTCGCAATGCAGCGCGAATGTATTCGTCCCGATGGGCAATACTGCCCTATGGGCTATGACCGAGAAGGTTGGTATCTTGAAGCACAGAGGCAGTATACTGGAATCGACCCTACTTGCTGGCCGGAAAGTTGTCCCTACTATTCATCCGAGAGCTGTACTGCCGCCGACAGGTGTGTATTTGTGGCGCTATCTGATTCAGAACGACTTACAGCGGGCCAAGGAGGAGAGCACATCTGCAGATCTTTCCCTGCCCGAGATGGAAATGCGAGTAGCGCCGAATTATTCTACTACTATTGAAACCCTCGAGCACATACTTCATAGCGTGGAGATCGTAGACGTCGACATCGAAACCTATCGCGATCAAGTGGCCTGCATCGGCTTTGCGATCAATGCGCAGCTTGCGATCTGTATTCCCTTCATCGACCAACAAGGAAACTACTGGCTACCTGAGCAAGAGGCTGAGATCTGGCGTCTGATTGCTAGGATTCTTGAGAATCCACACATCGTGAAGCGAGGACAGAATATCCTCTTCGATGCATTCTTCCTGCTTCATAGGCATCAGATAAAGACTCATAACGTCGAAGACACCATGATCGCCCAGGGCATTCTATATCCAGACATGCCAAAGGGCTTGGACTTTATCACAAGTATCTACACCCGCATCCCTTACTACAAAGACGAGGGAAAGCAGTGGAAGAAACTCACCGTGGACTGGCCACAGTTCTGGTACTACAATTGCAAAGACGTCCTTTCCACCTGTCATGCTTGGCCTAAGCTGGAAGTGGAGCTAAGGCAACAGCGCAACGTGGAGACATACGAACGTCAGCGCAACCTGATCGAACCTCTTGCCTTCATGCAGGAGAGGGGCATCCGTATAGACGTGGAAGGCATGCGGAGTGCAGCCGAGAGTGTCTCCAAGGAAATCTCCGAGCTTACACAGAAGTTCTGGAGCTTCTGTGGAGAAGAAGTGAATCCTAATTCTCCCAAGCAACTGAAGGACTACTTCTATGGCAAACTCAAACACACGCCGTATAAGAATCGGAAGACTGGCGGAGATAGTGTTAATGCAGATGCACTTAAACGTCTGGCACGTAAGGGCGTCATCGAAGCGCAGATTCTCCTCGAGATTCGCAAGCTATCGAAACTCAAAGGAACGTATCTGGACGTGCAGCTGGATGCTGATAATCGCCTACGATGCTCTTTCAACCCAGTTGGGACTGAGAGTGGGAGGCTCTCTAGTTCTCAGACCATCTTTGGGACTGGAACCAACCTTCAGAATATCCCTTACGAGGTTCGCCAGTTTATGCTCTTTGACGAGAGCTATATTGGCTATAACATTGATCTTTCCCAGGCCGAGAACCGTATCGTAGCCTACGTCGGCCCGGTCGAGGAGATGATCAAGGCCTTCGAAAGCAAGACTGATGTGCACAAACTCACCGCCTCCCTCATCTATCACAAGCCTATGGAAGAGATATCTCCAGATGAAAGGCAGTGGGGGAAGCGCGCTAATCATGGCTTGAACTACGATCTCGGCTACAGGTCCTTTGCAATGTACTATGAGATCCCAGACGGGGAGGCTAAGTACATCGTGGAACGCTATCACCAAGCCTACCCAGGCGTCCGGCAGGGCTATCATGCACAAGTACGTTCGATGCTCTCCGTAAATCGCATAGTCACCAACTGCTACGGACGAAGAAAGCTCTTCCTTGATCGCTGGGGAGACGACCTCTTTAAGAGTGCCTACTCCTTTATTCCCCAGTCCACCGTCGCAGACGTAATCAACGAGCGAGGACTTGAGTATGTTTACTATAACCAAATTGACTTTGCTCCTGTGGAGCTCCTCCTTCAGGTCCACGATTCGATTGTCTTCCAGATACCTCGAAAGATTCCACTCTGCCAGCACGCGGCGATCCTCTGGAAGATCAAGAAGAATCTCGAAATCCCGCTTCAGTGGAAACTACAAACCTTTGTTATCCCTGCCGAGATACAGATATCTACGGGACATATGGGCAAAGGTCCTGGTGGGCTCAAGGATCTAAAGGCAAACAGCGAGACCGAATTAGCCGATGCTTTGCAAGCTATGTCAACCGGGTTTACAAAGGACGCCGAATGACATCTCGGCAACTCCCTGACTGGATCAACAGCTACCTTTCCTATGTCGAGAACACAGAGCCTGCGGAGCAGTTCAAGTTGTGGACAGCCATAAGCTGCATTGCTGCCTGCTTGCAGAGGAAGGTAGTCTTAGAGTATGGAGCACTCACGCTTTTCCCTAACATCTATGTAGTCCTCGTCGCCCCATCTGGTGGGCGCAAAGGCACTGCGATGGGGCCTGGGTATAAGATGCTTAGAGAACTCAACATCCGCATGAGTGCTGAGGCAACCACTCGAGAAGCACTAATACGTGCGTTGAACTCATCCAATGATACGAAGATCGAGGAGTCGACTGGGGATATGTACTTACACAGCTCCCTCACCATATACTCCCAGGAACTCACAGTCTTCCTTGGCTATGACAACAAGCAACTTATGTCAGACCTGACGGATTGGTATGACTGCAGGGAGAGGTGGACTTACGATACCAAGCACCAGGGAACAGATGCTATTATTAACATCTGGGTAAATCTCTTTGGCGCTACGACTCCATCCCTTCTGCAGACTACCCTTCCCCAAGATGCAATCGGTGGCGGCTTGACGAGTCGCATGATCTTCGTATACGCACCGAAGAAAGGAGCTGTGATACCTAGACCAACCTACCGAGATGAACTCTACATCCCACTTGTCCACGACCTGGAGCGGATCAAGATGATGTCTGGAGTATTCAAACTCACAGAGGACTTCATCCAGGCATACGAGGAATGGTATCTACTTTCCGAATCCAAGCCACCTTTTGAAGATGATCGTCTCGCTGGCTATATGGAGCGTCGACCTAATCATGTCCTTAAACTCTCCATGATAATGGGAGCCAGTGAGGGGAGCGAGTTTACCCTCCGTGCCAGGCACTTTGCGCGCGCACTGGACATCCTCACTAACGCCGAACATCAGATGCTCCAGGTCTTCAAGGGAATTGGGAAGAGTAACTTAGCTGCCCTCATAGCTAGGATGCAAGCAATCTTGGCGACGAAAGGCAGTATGCATTTTAGCGAACTCACACAACGCTTCCTCCATGATGCAGATGAATTTAGTATCAATCGCGCCCTGCAGCAGATGGCTTCTGCGAACATGATCAAGCACATCCATCGCGGCGCGTCGGTGTGGATTGAGTGGTGTGGAACAGATCCTACAGACTTTTACGGGAAGATATGAGGAGCCCAAAGATGGACCTAACAAAAATCTCAACTGACTCCCTGCGTAACATCTGTGAGTTCTTTCTCGAAGAACATCTAGTCACAGAAGAACAACTCCTACAAATTGCCACCAGCCGACCATCGAATGAGATGAAACGCGTGGTGGACTATATCCACTCCTGCCTCTGCAAAGACGACCACGACACAACATGTGCCTATATGTCCGAGGAGCAGCGAGCGGAGTGTTGGACTATGGCATCACATAAAGATTGGCTAGATCGTGTAGCTAATTTAATGCGCACTATGCAACTCTCCGAGGCCGGCTTACGCAACTCCTTCCGCGAGGCTATGGTGGTGCTTGGAGACTACTCTCGCCTTGACTCCAAGGCCAAAGCTGCGTTTAAGATGATGCTACCTATGTAAACCGGATTTACAAAGGATGCAGAGATGCAGACTATACCATTCTGGCTAGAGTGGCTTATCGTAGTTACGGTGAGCTTTGTAGTTGGTTACATCCTTGGCTATACCACATATACGTTCTTTTGAAGGAGAAGAGATGACCTTACCACCCGAAGCTATCGCAGGACTGACAGGTAATATTAACTTGGGACTTAAGCAGTCGATCGAGAATATCCAGAAGGTAGATCCACATAATGCCAAGACCAACGCGGCGGATCTTCTTGTGAAGCAACTAGCTGTGCAGACGATTGTCTTGGCAACCATCGCACAGCTGTTGCTTGCACAGGTGGAGAAGACGCGGATCGTGGTGCCACATTAATCTTGCTGCATCCTTAGTGCCCTCTCCTGCATTTCCCGAGCCAGTCCTCGCATCTTCCGTGATGGTTGGACTGGCTTTACACGTTGCTTGATGGCGGGGCCGATGTCTACGGCAAGTTGTGGTACGCCCTTCGAGATCCACTTATCATTCCACGCCACTGCCTCATCAATCACAGCCGTCATTTCCTTCTGATCCCCACGACGCATGGCATTCGTGTAGCGAGTAACCCAGGCATCTTGCGCCTTCTGCCTACGTTGCTCCATACTCATCGTGGCCTCTTGCGCCTCCCATAGATGCGTGGTACTCATTGGGGAGAATCCAGCGGCCTGGCCTACTGCTTCTGGCAAGGAGATCTTATATGGCTCCGAGCTTCCTGGTGCCGATACTGGACTCCCTCCTGCAGTCGTAAGGCCCTCTGTACCAAGGCGTATAGCGACGGAGAGATCTCTGGCAATCTTCAAAGGTACTGTATACTCAAAGGCCTTCTGATAGTCCTTCACACTCGCGGCCTTCCATGCCTTCGACCAGTTCTTCACAATCGACGCAGGGACTCCGAAGAGTTCATCCCAGGCCTCAGGTGGTTCAAGGTCGAAGGAGGAGTGCATACTTAGGCCGGCCAGTGATGGGGCACCGTACTCAAGGAGGTCAGTAGCTGTACTTCCTATATTCTTCCTTGCGTCGTCCCACATGTTAGTGCCGAAGATAGCTTGGTAGAACCCATTGAGTATTCCGCCTGCTATGGTCCCACCTAAGAGCATCTGTGCTGCAAGGGACTCCGCCATAGCCATCCTTCCATAGCCCCTATTCCCGCCCTCACCATAGAGAGACTTCCACATATGGAATAGGCCTTGGCTATAGTGCCTAAAGATCAAGGCTGATCCAAGGGCCTTTCCTACCGCGCCACGTGTGACGATTTCAGGCCTATTTAATTCACCCCAGATCATATGGCTATCATCTACAATCTTCGCAGCATATCTGGTGTTGCGTTGATACTGTTCGTCCGTCATAGGCCCCTTGACGCGCTCACTAATCGCACTCCCAAAGCGTTCCTTGGCTCGCTCCGATGATACAAGACCATCATTCGCAGCCCTGAATGCAGCGAGGGCTGTGTAGAGACGAGAGATAATCTCACTGCTGCGGGCTGGTGTAGTGATGACATTCTTGATCTTCCACCACAGCAGACTCTTGGCCTCCGGATCAGCTTCCAGGCGGCGACTAATGGCATCAAGGAATTGTGGTCGAAGCACTCCATTGTCGTGAAGCTCTTTGAGCATCCTCTCCTCTTCGGCTGGAAGCTTAGTCTTCTTCATATACCATCTTGTCGCATCCCAGATAGCCTTGGGAATATACTTCCATGCCACGTTGCCTGTATCTGCTACGATCTGCTGCGCGCCACTGACGACACCGTTAGTCAGGTTTACACCAAAGAAGCGCATAGGATTTATGAATGAGAAGAATGAGAATGATCTAATTCCTCCCACGATGCCAACCAAGTCATAATCCGGATCAAGCACGCGCTCCATATACCTCGCTGCCCACTTCGCCTCATTTGGCCGATCTCCCTTGACCTCTTTGATGAGCTTGGTAAGCTCCGTAGCCGTCTCCATCTTGGCCAACGTACGATAAAACTGCGTTGCGTACTTATGGGCCACTTTGCCCGCATCATCCACTGCATAGCCGTGAATCCCTGATCGTGTTGCCCAGTGGCCTCCGAGTGTACCTTTACGAAGCGTCTCCGCGATAGCCTCGTTCCAGAGCTTGGTATAAGGGCCAAGGAGCTGAGCTTTCTCCGCCGGTGTCTTGGTCTTGTCCTTCATGATCTCTCGAGACACACGAGATGTAATATGTTGTAGGGCCATAGCAGTGTGAGGATTATTCGCTAGAGACTGTATATAAGGTGACTCCCTCCGCTCAATCTGCCAACCACCCTCAGGAATCTGCAGTTGCGCAAGGATAGGATCATTTGCAATCCTTGGCATGATCACGTTACGTACAAAGCCTTCAATTGCACGGATGCCGGTATCGGATGCATAGTACTCCGGACCAAGCTTCTTTGCCGCGCTTTCAGCAGCACCCTTATCTTTAAAGGTACCGTAGCTTGCCTTATCTCCTGTCTTCCGTACCTCAAACTTATTCCCCATCTTCTGTGCCGCATAGAGAGCCTTAGGAATATCGAAAGCGTGATCATAGACCTTCGAACGATTCCCCTCCGCATCCGTGACGTATCCACCTAAGGCAAACTCGCCATCACGCTGATGCGGGAAGTAGTCCTGCAGAAGGAAGACTTCCTCTCGAAGCCTCTTAAGATCATTCGACCCTCGCTTATAGTACTTCCTCGACATATTCCACTTCACTTCGGCTATCTTATCATACATCTTTCGATGCTCGAAGATTAGATCGAACTCCTCCTGGGTGCCGTTGAAGAGTGGCCTTGTCTTCTCATACCACTGCTCGTGGAATTTGGGATTAAGGCGGATATTGCCAGCAGATGTTTTGACAAATCTGGATTCCGTGATGCCTCTCTCTTCATAGGCCGCCTTGCCAGCTTTTCGAAGCTGCTCTGCCTTTCGATCAAGATCTACTTCGAAATCCGTAGCTCTCTGCTTGCTCTCCGGCTTTAATGCGATCCACCTTTCCGCCCAGCTCTGAATTGCTTCCTGTACTCCAACACCCGCACGGCCTATCATGTTATGCGTAGTCTCGAAGATAGGATATAGGCGAGGGTTCTTGTCTACAAGCCACTGAGTCTGCGCTGCCCAGGACTCAAACCAGCCCATATCGTCAGCAAGATATGCCCGCTTAATTTCATCTGGCGCACCGATTGCTTCAAGGCGTCGGTCGAAGAAGTCCTTGATGCCTTTCACGTTAAAGGGATTGATCATGTTTGGACTAAGGCTATATAGTGCCATAGGATTCTTTGACCAGAAGGCCTTGGCTTCAGGAGTGATAGTGACGGAGGGTTGGCGAGAGAATTCGTCAAGTCGCATCTCAGTAGAAGGTAACTTAGTGGCATCCTTTATTTGTTGCTCTAATATCCTACGCTGCGCTGGATCCTCGGTATTCATAAGATCTAGATATAACTGATCTAATGCAGGATCAAAAGCACTCCTCTTAGAGCCTACTTCCCCAACCTTCCCCTTAAACTGCCCCATCGCCTCCTTCATCGCCGTAGCCAGAAGACTCTTCTCATATCCACCTCGTGCGAAGCCATAGATCTTCTCTGGCCATTTGGCGGAATAGAATTCGTAGCCTTCGGGGACATCTACCCACTGACCCTTATTAGTAGTGAGTTTCTCTGCCATCTCCTTACTTACGTAATCTGGTAATTTCGATGGTTCAATAAAGTGACTTTTAATCTCTCCGTCTTTACGTGTCTTTAGTTTAATCTTTCCGGGCTGACTCGCAGAATCCGAGACCTTTAATCCATCCGCCACCTGCCTTAGACTCCACCTCTCTGCCTGCTGCTCACCGGTAGTCCACGCAATGGCATCTGCGTTGTTCTCAGCAGCATAGCGAAGGAGGCGGCGACTTATGAGACGTGCCCAGGATTTCTGAAAAGGCGCTGTAGGATCTGGTTCTCCTTGATGCCTCTTACTCTGCACCTCCTCAATAAATAGAATCCTCTTCCCCTCTGCGTCAGTTCTCCAGTCCCCACGTACCCAGCCAATCTGCCTCTTGCCTTTGCCTTCGATGAAGTGCGAGGGATCAGCGGGAAGCTCTCCTGCTTGTGGAGAAGTAAGGACTAATTCGAAGTAGCCTTCTCGTGGGCCGCCGAGGTTGAAGTTGGATGTGTTTTCGTATTTTCCGTAGAGGTTAAATACACTCTCCTGCGCTTTATACCATTCTCTCCGTTCATGCTCTGGCCAATTATCCAGCCTAGAACCATATTTAGCCTCACGTTCGGCATAGAATGCATTAGCGGCGTCTACACGTGCTTGATAGTCTAGACCACCACGCCAAATTACATCTACCTCGATCCCATTACTCATAATCTCATTTAGTACATCATCCCTACTTGCCCCCTGCATCTCCTCCAATCTAGCCTTAAGCCCAGTAAGCCTAAGCATATCATCAAACTCTTCCTTCTTTGCCTTACCACCCTGGACGAGCTTCTCGATTCGCTTAAGTGCATCGGCGCCATTAAGCTTCTTCGGCCAATTAGCATGATCCTGTACTACGGCCTCTTGCAGCTTGGAATACCAAACTGGATCACTGGACATATTTGGAGAGAGCGAAAAGAGATCATACGCCGAGGCATCTTTCATATCCAGAATCTTGAACTTCCCACCAGTCGGAACAATCGTACCTTCTTTCTTGTTATCCAGAAGCCAGGCTCTTGCTTCCTTCTGCGATGCAAAGGTAGGTGGTGCTTCGACTCTCCTGGCTCCCGAGACCTTGCCAGCCTTCTCGAGCGCATCACTCACATCTGTATATGGCTCAGTGGGAGGCTCAAGCGTACGTTCAGTGGGTTGTGCTTTCTCTTCTACAATATCATAAGGCCTCTTCTCTGTTAGGCCGGTTGCATACTTATGCCGTGCCTTCGTCTCCGCAATGGAAAGGCCTACTTCCTTCGCAGCCTGGACATATGACTTGGTTTTCTCATACGCATCCACGACTCTATCATCAATCTCAGTCTGCTCTGCTTCAGTCAATCCCTCCTTACCTATGTCAACCCGGTTTACAGAGGTAGCGGCATCCTCACTCTCCTTCGCCCTCTTAGCCGCTTGTTCCTCTCGCCACTTTGCCGCAAGATCAAGTCCATGCCTAAGTGACGCGCGCTCAGCATCCGTGAGTGGAAGTCCCTCTGGTACAGTACGTTTGCCTTCTCTTGCGGCCGTAAGTGCATCCCGCATCTCCTGTGTCAGCATAGGTTCTTCTGGAGCCGTAAGTACCTCAGGAGGAATCTCCTCCGCCGCAGCCTCGTGATTTTGTTGGAGTTCTTGTTCGAGGGTGAGTTCGGTGGGCTCTGTTGGAGTAGGCACCACCTCCACAGGAGCCTTCCGTATCAGACGAAACTTTCCCTTTACTTCGGAGTCCTGTACTTCGAGGTCGATATCGTAGTTGTCCTTATAGTACTTCCTTGTACGTTCTACTTGGTTAGCAGAGTAGTCTCGCTTCTCGATCTTCTGCAACTTCTTCTCGAGATCGGCGGGAGTAGTCTTCTTCGCCTCAGGTGTCTTAAGGACTTCTGGAACTACTTCTGTCTTCCTGGGAATCTCTAATCCAGGCTCAGCCTCGGCTTCTATCCATCGATATGGAGACACCTGCTGCCACCAAGTCTGTGAGCGTTCGTCGAATTCATAGACTTCAGGAGGAACTGGCTTGCCTTCGGCTTTGGCCTTGCCTTCTATGGTACGTTTAGCAGCCCTTCCCAGGCCAAATAAGAGTGCGCCTACAGCGAAATCCTTAGGTACATTCTCCAGCACTCCCTGCATCACCCCACGGAGTTCATCATAGTTCAACTTCGCTACGACGTTATTCATACTGTTCATGAAAGCCATCGTGCCAGCGAAAGATGTACCACTCTTAGCCATCTCCCATAGCGTCTTCCTAAGTCCACCACCTGCGAATCGGTCCAACTTCGAGAGCATCTGCCCCACGGGTGCAGCCATCGAGGTACCGACTAGCATATTCCACTGGGCGATCTCGGCAGATTCCTGAGGATCCTTCCCTGCCTCTCTTGCAGCCTCATATCCAGAAGGCTGACCTATGACAGCCCCAGCAGTCGCCGCTGGCATATAGCGGAAGAATGTCTCAACAGCCTTAGGTGCAATGGCATAGAGAGCTTCCATACCTGGCACGCCTTCAGCAATCGTGGCTACGACAGCAGGAGAAGACAACGCCTGCGTACCGACCATGATGCCACCAACTGTGCCAACACTGTGAAGTATATCTCCCACTGGCCCAGGCATTCTCATAGCATCGAGCATGCTCTGGATTTTCTGCCCTTGCTTATAGAATGGCTGCTCTTCCGCTGGTGGAAGTGGTACGCTTGGCGCCGTGTCCTTCACACTTGTTGGCCAGTCCATAGCCATCAACTCATGCGCTGGATACGCAGCTGGCATAGTAGGCCTTGGCTTCATAGCTAAATCAGTTGCAAGTAGTGGTGCGCCAACGAGGGAGCTACGTTTACCGCTAGGTAACATAGGTAGACTAGGTGGAGATACTCCACTCTTACCCAGATCGGGCCAATTTGGAGCCATTAACTCATGTGGAGGATATACGTTTGGCATAGTAGCAGGCTGTCCAGCCCCACCCTCCGTTAATGCCAAGTCCTGAATCTTCTGCTGCGCGGACTGCGCCGTCTCTCCAGTCTGCTGCCACTTGGCTTCCATACCACCTAGGAATTTATAGAAATCCGCAGCAGGCTGGCCACCGCCGCTCATCAGAGTTGTCAACGCATCACCAGTGCCCAGGACATCTACTGGCTTAGTAACATCAAATGCCTTCGACTCCTCCCCAGGAGCCTCCTTTCCCGCTGCAAATCTCTGCATACGGATGTCATTATAGCGAGACATCACCTTCTGCACATGCCCAGGGGTCTCGGTATTCTGCGGAATTCCCTTAGCCTTGTCCACAGCACCAGGACCAGCATTGTACGCAGCGAGCGCAAGGGAGGGATCTTTGTACTTATCTAGCTGTTGCTTTAAGTAACGAAGACCACCATCGATATTCTCCCAAGTATCATGCGGATTAACTCCTAGACCCTTCGCAGTCTCGGGCATAAGCTGTGCAACACCAATAGCTCCAGCAGGGCTAACGGCTTTGGGGTCCCACTGAGACTCCTGCTCAAACATAGCGAAGGCAAGACTAGGATCAATTCCATAGTACTCCGCACCACGCCGAGTGAATTCTCGCATTTCGTCGAAGGACATTATATACTCCTACCAATATTGAAACTTACCTACCGGAGGACCACCAGACGTACTTCCACTACCACTAATGCCAACACGTGGATTGCCATTCTCGTCGTACGTCTTATCTACTAATTCCTGCGCGCGACGATGTGCCTCTTCGATTCGAAGAGAGTCATCTTTATTCATCCACTTCACATCGGCATCAAGGGCTTTCTTGAAAGCTATAAAGGCATTCTGATAGGCATCTGAAATATGCCTTGCCTTTCTAGCCATACTATCACTCGCAAGTTGCCGAATGTACGTACTTACCGCCTCGGGATGAATACGTAGAAGCTTTGGTAAATCTTCTTTCAGATTATCCGAAGGCGTAAACGTATCGAGTGCCTCCTGTTTGGCATTGAGTTCGCGAATCTTCGCTCTGGACTCCCGTGTATTCTGCCTCTGGGCTGCGGCTTGGGCCTCAAGAAGACTCTTCCGAAGTGGCTGCAGACCTTCATCCAGGGCAATCTTCCGCTGATCCAGTCCTGC